GCTTTTCAGCGGAAACAGCATCGTTGTCGAGTCTCTTGAGCATCATGCTGTCCATTTCATTTATGTTCATATATGGCATTACAGTTCTCCTATTCCGTCACCGTTGTAATAAGCATGGTCGGTGACTTTCTCTTTCTTTGCTTCTTCTTTCTTTTCCTCATTAGGGAGAAGTGCTACAGAGAGTCCCTTTACGTTTTCGATAAAGGCTTCTTTCTTGCTTCTCTCGTTCTGAAGTTTGTTCGACAGTTTCCTGTTGGTCTTCTTGAGAGCAACATTCTGCTCTGTCAGTTCGTTTACTGTATTTGTAAGCGTTTCGATTTGTCTCTGAAGTGACGCAAGAGTCTCTGTGAGTGGGTCATCTTCATCGCTATCGTCTTCATCGTCATCGGACTCCTCATCCTCGACTTCCTCGACTTCTGCTTCCTCGACTTCTTCCTCTGCCTCTTCTGCCTCTTCGGATTCTTCCTCGGACGCTTCACTATCTTCTTCAGTTTCTGCCTCTTCAGCAGTTTCCTCTACGGACTCTTCCTCTGTTGGCGGTATCTCTGTCTCGGTTTCGGCATCGAGTTCAACTTCTGTCTCGATTGCTTCTGTTTCTACCTCGACTTCAAGTTCTGTAGGCTCTTCAGCCTGTTCCTCGTTTTCACCGACCATACCGAGTTCGATGTCCTCGATATTTGTCTTCTTCTCGTTTGGCATTTCTGTCTCCTTTTTCAGTTCCAAGCCACTTGAATTTACGTTTCCACACTCGCCTACAAGTCCGTAAGCGAAGATGTATACCTCGTCAAAGACAGGGAGATAATATCCAAGAGTCTCGGATAATGCCTCTGTGTCTTCGACATTCTCGTGAACCCAAAACTCTGCGGAAATGCCAATGTCATGGTTCTGACGCTTCAGTTCCTTGATGAACATCGAATCTTCGTCAAGGTGAAGCTGAACATCAAGTGCCTTGCGGTCGTTCTCAACATCCACAAGGGTGAGGTCAGCCTTTGTCCAAGTGCCAAGTATGAACGGCATCGTGGCAAAGTCCATATGACCGAGGTTTACTGTTCCTACGAAGTCTGATGTGAGATTCAGCACTTCTGTCTGCTTGTAATGCTCACCGTCGAACTCCCATCCTCTGACATATTGGTTCTGACCGTTAAGGAACTTCTCAAGTGTTCCCTTCTTGATGACAAATCCGTTGTCGATATATCCCTCGTCAATCAACCTTGCCTTGTTGTCAGCAAGAGCGATTGCTTCAGCGGATAGTGACATTACCTTCTTGTCTTCATCGTGATATGACAGACCGATGATGGAGTCCATTTTCCTTTTGACTTTCTTGCGGTTTCTTGTCCGCTCATCTCTCTTTTCGATCAAATCGTTACTCATTGTCCATCACCTCTACTACGGCATAGCTGATTTTCTTTACCCTACCACCGCAAGTACGGCAGTATTCGATTTCGTAAGGTACATCATTGGCTTTCAGAACTTCCTCAAGGTGAGCGTTGTATCTCACTTTCCTCTTGTAAGTCCTAAAGAAATTCAGCATAGCCTCATCGTCTGTCTCATAGACCTTATCGGGAGCAAGGCGAATGTAATTGTTGTAGGTCACAATCGCCTTGCCGTTGATTTCTTTGGTCTTGGCTACGTTATTGATGGTGACTTGTACATCTTCTGCTTTGTTAAGCCTGTACTGTGTCATCCTTCTTCTTACCTTTCTTTTTAGCCTTTTTAGGCTCTTCTTTCGGCTCTTCCTTTACCTCTGTAGGCTGAATCTCTTCGAAATTGCCCTTGAGGTAGTCGAGCCTTTCTTTCTGTGATTTAAAATGCATTACTTCCATAAGTAACTCCTTACGGTTCTACAGGTTCTGAATTTCCTTCCTCTTCGCAACCATATGCATCGGGTCTAGTTGCGTCTTCCTTTGTCTCTGTAACTACGATGTTGTCTACTGCGTGGAACGGAACGAGTGTTGTGCTGTTCTCGCCCTTGATGTGCATGATTCCGAATCCCTCGAAATCACGGAGTGCATCAGATGCGATTGGTGCAGTTGCAGTATCGCTTGCGTTGATTGTTGCTCCACCAAGAGTCTTAACTACGATGCTCTTGAGTGCTTTCTTGTAAGTAGTAGCCATTGATTTCTTTCCTTTCTTATATAAATTGAAAATTGATACCTAACATCCTGCTCCCGACTCGCAGACTTTTCCTCTGCCTACGATTGCAGTTCCCGGTTCACAATATGCGTCTTTTCTCTCAAATTCCCCAACGGCAATTGTCACCTCAACTCGGTCAACTGCCTTGAACGGTATATAGTCCTTCGGGTCATTGAAGATATGCATCACATCACCTCGAAGAAACTCCTCAAGGGCATTGGATGCGATTTGGTGCTTTTCTACATCGGTAGCGGTAAATGTATCGCCACCTCTTGTATAGACCTTTATGGTCTTCAAGCCTTTCGTGTACTTTGCCATCAGTTCATCTCCTTTTTAGATTGGCATTGAGTCAGCGGTCATGTCGTTTCCGTGTTCTGTTATCAGCGGAAGGATTTTAGCCATTGACTCGTGGTCTAATGTTTTAGTGAAATCGGAGATGAACTCCGAATCGCTTATCGTTGTTACCTTTTCGAGTACGAGGTTCTTGTCCTCATCTCTTGCTATGACGTACACAGGAATCGACTTCACGAAAACGTGACCGCTACTCTGTTCCTTGATGCAACGATAGCCTGTCGGTTCATGTCCGCTGACAACGTGCATCTTCTTGCCCTTCACCATATATCTGTTGGCGAAGAAGTAGTCGGGATTGACAGCGTGTACTGTCTTGCCTGTGGAAGCGATGCTTCCGTCTGCATTTCGGAGTTGCATACCCGTGCCGTGTGGCTCTTCTGCATTGACGGAGTTCAAAGTGGCTGCTTCATCGAAGGTTACGAATACCTGTCCGTCCTTTTCAGCCATTGGCTTGATGTTGTCAGCCTTGTTGTACAGTTCTCTCCTCTGCTCTCTTGTCATAGTTCTTGTCCTCTCTTTCTATGTCCTTGCTTTATAACTTCATCGGTTCTTCCGAACGCTTACCGATCTTAAGTTCTTCAAGCACTCCGTTCTCATTGTGGATGTTCTCAATGAGCATATCCGCAAAGTCGTTGAACAGTTGCTGTGCTTTCGGTTGGATCTTTTCGTTATCTGCTTCTGTGAACCTCATAGCGTTCAGAAGTGACATTACGTTCACTATCTTGGTACGCATCGTGTTCTCATCTTCCTGTTGCGTCATCTCATAAAGGTTGAAGTATACCTTTGTGACTTTCAGATGGCTCGATAAGAACGAACTGAACTGAACCGCATAACGCTCTCTTAACGGCACAATGGAATTCAGCATAGCCGTATCCAAAATTGAGGTCATACTGACATTGCCGGAGATACCACCCAACTCCATAAGTGATGGTGACATTCCGAAGTCCTGTGCCAACAGGAGAGTGTCGTTCTTAATCCAAGTGAAGAACTCGGTTGCCTTTGTGACACGCTCAAGATGCTCTATCTTGTCATCGAATGCGTTCGACAGAACGATTACCGAATCAGACGAAGAGCCTTGCAGTTGCTTTGCGACTCTCTGCGCTTCAGCCATCAGATTCTGTTGGTCTTTCTTCTCTGCCTTGAGTGCTTCAGATATGACCGCAGTTGTCGGTATGTCGTTCATATCACCTGATCTAAACCCATCTTTAGGTCGGATGATGATACGCCCCGGTCCATCGTAGCGAATATCATAGTTCAGACGCTCATAGACGGCAGTTAAGAGGTCAAGCCTAGCTTCATCCCTTAAGAGCGGAGAATGTCCGTAAGGGAGCGAGGTGTCGTTTCTGATAACCATGAACTCCCTTGTATCGAGCAGGATGAGTCCTTTCTCATCTATGTCTCTGATGAAATCTGCGTAATCCTCGTACTTTTCAAAGTCGAATTTGACAGGCGGTACTCTTTTGCCGTCCTTGCTGACGAGATAGCCGACAACTGTCTCGATGCCGTTTCTCATCAGCGTGAGGATTCGATACTCGCCCCACTTGTACTGATAGATGTTTCCGTTCAGCCAACGGAGTCCGCAAGCACCGTGGGTGATAGCCATTCCGATGGTGTCACGCAGAACATGAAGGTTCGTGGTGTCCTTATCGTTCTTCCGATAAAGGAACTTATCTAGCTCCACATCCTCGTTGATGCTTCCTGTTGTGAGTCCGTTACTGAAGATGTAGTTCAGAGTCTGTGTCAGTACATAGTCAGCACCGGGAAGTACACGCATATACTCATCGACTTTCTCAAGTCCGTAGTCTCTGCGCTTTTTAGGTACTGCTACATCGCAGACTTGATTGCACTTCGCCCAATTCTCGACTATCTCATCGAGGACTCTGCGGTCTTCATCATTCAGATTTTCTAAATCAAGATATTTGATTTCTGCCATTTCTCATCCTTATACGATTGGCTCTGATGAACCACCGAAGAACATAATGAGTGCGTGTAATGAAAGAAGCACCGCATCGAATCCATCGGGGGATTTGCCTATTATTGCTTTTATCTCTGCTTTCGGTCTTATCTGTATCTTTCCGCTTGCCTTGCGCTCCGAGGTTATATAAGGAAGGACTTCGCCTATCTCATCCATGACTTCCTTGGTCACTTCCAATACTCCGTTCTCACAGAGGTCTTGGAAGTCAAGGTGCATCTCGGCTCTCACATTGGTCGCATTGGTAGCGGAGTAGTTCTTTGCTTTCATTCGCTCTCTTGTAGGCTGACTTGCGAAGTTGATACCGAGTACAGGCAGATGCTTGTCCTCAAGACCCATCGTCAGCCATACACCCCAACCAACGTCCACGCAGATAAGCGAGGCATTGTACTCCCTTGCTATCCTCGTGATTTGATTGATAATGTCTTTAGGAGTCTTACCATCAATCCAATTCTTCTTTTGTATAGTGATAATCTTCTCTGTCCACAGATGACCGCCACCTAAACCTGTGACAGCCACCTTGATGTCATCCTTACCCTTGTAAGCTGCGTCCACACCGAGAAAATACTGTGTGTCTTCTCCATCGTAAGGAATGTCTTTCACTACACTCGGTGGTGTGAACATTCCTGTCCCATCATCATCGAGTACACAGAGAAGGTATCGTCTTAATGTCGAACGGTGCTTGGCGAATGTGCCGTAGAAAACTTTATCTTTTGTGAGCCTTTCTTCCTCGACAGCCGTCAGAGCATCCATCCAAATAATGATTTCCCTCTTGCCTATCTCCTCATCGGGTTTCGTCAGTTCCGAATAGAAGAACCCCGGTTGGTGAGGATTGGAAATCATCGCTCGTATGTAGTTCCGACCATCTACTCTCGCAAACTCGGCACGACCTAATTCAGCAAAGGATTGTTCGCTGATCAGGGCAGCCTCGTCTATGAGGTAGTTTCCCGGTTTACCTACTACTTTGTTCTGCGAGATGTTCTCATCGTAGGTATCACCTGTAGTGATAGGTTCGATGAAACCGCCATTCGCAAAAGCTATCTTCTGCTTGCTGACAGAAGTCGTAAGTCTTTCAAGCTGACTCTTCTTATTGAGAAGTGCGTTCTGTACTTCGGGTGCGATGCTCTGAATAGAAGATGCAACGTGACCCATAATCATCTTGGTCGAGTCCTGCGTAGCTGCAACAACGTATGTAGGCTCACCACGATAAGCCATGATGTTGCCGATACGACCAAACAGCCACGACTTGCCATAAGATGAATTTGTGACTACTGTAACGATGTCGTAATCACCCGACAGCATTGCTCCTGCTATGAGTCCTTGAGTGAAGTACACCGAATCGCCATAGTATTTCGCTATTTCCACGAAGCCTATCTTCGCAAGCCTCAATGCTTCCTCATTGGAGCAGGTAAGACGCTTGTAGTGCTTCGGTATCTTTCCTCTGCCTACCCAATCCTTGCAATCGAAGTGTTGCGAGGCAAAGAGTGTTTCAAGTTCCTTATTCGCCATCTCCGAATTGCTCCACTAGATCCTTGAGAGCCTTTTCCTTTTCTTCGAGTGACAGT